TAAGGATAGGATTAGGATTCGTTCCCGCCATCCTTTGTTCCCCTGTTCCAGGAGAGGCAGGTGTCATAGCAATATTTGAATGATCGTATCCTGCATCTGGATTTTCACCAGGACCGAATTTAATAAGATCTCGTAAGAATCCACGATCACTAGCTATTAATGGTGTTACGCCAGGATCTGAACCTGGTATATAATTTGGTATAGTTTCTAAAGAAGATGTACCTGATATATAATTTGGGATCGGTTCTAAAACTGGATTCATCTCAGCTGTAACTATTCTAGGAATTTCATCAAGCCTTCCTCCATTACGGGTGTATGGACTCACTGTACTGTCAACTAAAGAATTCACTATTTATCTCCAAGTTTGTGATAACACCATACGACAAGCAGTGCTGGTATCTGCTGGGCCAGGTATTGCCATAATGAACTCAGAACCAGCACGGTCAAAAGCATATCGCCTTACTTCTGGTCGTCTGTAATTAGCTACATATAATGTCTCAGCCAAACGGTCACATTCTCTGAGATAGATCTCACGGAAATAATCATCACCCTTTAGTGGATCTGATGTATTAATTGTCCTTTGAACATCACCTGAGATAATCTCTTGCCTTGACGGGTTTAATGTCTGGCTACCATTAGGATCATTGTAATCATCGGGAATAGCAGCACTTGCTTTCCATGCAATATCACAACGTTTGATGTGATAAACAATCTCGTTATACCAAAGATCATCTGGCACTAATGCCATTGCTTCTTCTAGTCTTGCGCGATCACCAGCAGGGAGTTGAGCGCCTGCGTTATATCCAAGGTGATAACGGACTTTTGATTTTTGATAATCATCAAGTTCCATCAAGCAGCTCCTAGTTTACCGTATGAAGCGGCTAGCAATTGCTCTAGCTGGTACTTATCCATTTCAGTGAATGTACCTGCCTGTAGTTTGCCAAGTAATCGGCCAGCATCTGACGTTTCAGTCATTAATGCACGTGTACCTAGTCCTAATGCACCACCAAGTACTAACCCTGTTAAACCTCCCGCCAATCTAAAACCTGGCTTCAATAATCGTCCCTGACGGCCAGTGGCTCTATTAACAGCGTTGCCGAGTTGGTGTACAGGTTGACCTGCAGTTAGTCCGCCTAATGCACCTAATGCAGAACCAGCAATGGCTGCATCACCATATGACGGCTGATTAGCCTGATCTTGCATTGCACGGGCTAAAAGAATATCTTCTACAGTTACCATTAGCTTATGACATTATTGCTACTACTATGATAACAATCAAGAAATAAAGATCAAATCTTCTTCAATCAATTGATCCCAATTAACACGGGGGATATTCTCAAGCTGCTTAAGATTGGCGAACCGCTCACCTGATAGTGACATGCGCAGTTCAACAATCTTTTTAGCAGTTGCATAGCCAACCCCTGGAAGACGCTTCTGAATCTGCTCAGCACTAGCAACGTTTAGATTCAACCTGCAGTCTTCAATAGGAACTATTGTTGCTGGAGGCTTCTCTTCTGGTGGTGGTGCAATTTGAGGAGCTGTCTCAACCTTTAAACGTTTCCCTTTGTCTGCATCATATGGAATAAGCTGATCTATATTTACATAGTTAATTGATCCAGCTGAATTCCTGACCATTGCATATTCTTTATCATGCTTATTAATAAACTCAACAAGCTGCCCTGTCTTCTGATCCTGAAATAGATTACTCATCGTAAATATCTTTACCTACTGCTATTATAAGCACAAAAAAAGCACCCAGTGTTGGGTGCCTTAGTTGAAGAATTAAGGTTGGATCAGGTGCCCTGACCAGCTTCAATCTTATAAGGAACGTTAACGTCATCTGCATCAGGAGCAGCTGCATCTTTAAAGAAGCAGACTTCAACGATTACATATGCTTGATCCTTAGTATCTGCGATGCTGATAGCAGCTTCAGATACTGCAGTAATAGTTGCTTCGCTGGCTTCAGCGGAAGTGCTATTACCGGCAAGACCTAGGAAAGTCGTTGTATCACCAGCAGCTGGGAAAACTCCAGCAGCGGTGGTAGTGACTTTTGCTTCAGTCGTTGCGCTTGAGGTAGTAAGTCCATCTACAACGATGTACTTAGCATTACCACCAGTCAAGTTGACTGTTTGGACAGCTGTGCGATATACAACTGAACCAGCAGGGATTTTCATCGTCTTGTCTAGACGAGGCTTGTCGTCTGGACGCTGATCAGGCGAGAGAATCTTCAATGCAAGAGTTGAACCACCACTTGTGTTGGCTTCAACTAGTGCTACACCACGCATCTGATAAAACTCAATGCCTGGTAGTGCATATACAGCTTGATCGCGGTATGCATTCAGATTGGCAACATAGTTACCTGGAAAAATTACGGACATGATTAGTTACCTCCTTAATATACGAAAGAGTAACCAACCGAAATGAAGTCCTTATTAAGGATTTCAAATCCGGCAAACAGACTCCAGATCATAATGATGAATCGTGAGAAGTCATCATTGTTATTCAAGAGAATCTGTGCATTGTTTCCACCAATACCTACGCCTACGGCTTGTGGACCGAAGAAGATTAACTGAGCTGCATTATAATCAGCAGCAGAACCAGATTCATCAGTAACAATCAAGTTGTAGGATGTTTCAGGTAGGTTTGTTGACTCGAACCAGCGAACTCCCTCGAAAAGAAATCCGGTAGGCATCACTGGCTGTCCAGCCACGAAGCCAGCTTGGCCGTAGCCAGGACCCATGCCTGTGAAGAAGTTTGCAGATGGTGCCAAGTTTGGCTGCATAGGATCGATCATCCCTGCGCCTGGATAACGTGCAATCTCGCGGAAATCACTATTCTGACGCAAGTGCATCATGGCAGTGGGATCGACGATACAGCGGTAGTAACCATCAGCGAAGGTAGGAACATTGCGCTTACGCATGTCCTTAACTACTTCAAGAAGGTCGGTTTTAACATCAAACTTACCGGATTCACCAGAACCATAAGTAACACCTAGGGTTCCGCCTGTACCACCTTTAGCTTTACCACCAGGTAGGTAGTAGCCACCAATAGAGGCACTAGCTTGGCCATTGGCCTCAGCTTTTAGCAGTTCATTTGCGAAGACGCGGTCGCGCCAACGACGATAGTCATCAAGCAGGGTCAAAGAACCGATGCTTTGATGGAAGACATTCAAGTTACCTGTATCAAGCAGCAGTCTCTGAGCTGTGATCAGGGTTTCACGAGCAACCTTAAATGTAGAAGGCTGTGCGGTGTCGCGAGTATCTGCGGGACCTGTGTACTCACGCAATGTCACCAACACTTTATCTTTTACGATATTGCGTGCTGAAGAAGTGCCAAGAGTTTGGTCTGCAGTACGTTCGCGGGACTCCTTAGTACCAGGGGCTCCCCAGAAGCGGTAACGATCCAACTGAACCGTTTGGCCGGGTTGCTTACTGAAATCATGTACGACCACAGGCTCTACTGCCATCTCAATGATGTAAGCAGGATGTGGGCGATATAGTTCAGCACCAAGGAGTTTTGGAAAATCGTTGTCAATCCACATTTGTGGCAACTCCAAAACGAATAATTTACAAATGGGCTTCGACTTGCCCACATAAACTAATAATACAAACTATACTAAGTGTATGATTGGTTTTGCCTAAAATATATGGAACAATTTATTGATACACAAGAATGGGTGCCAATTCATACTCTGCCAGGATTTGAGTGTGCAATTGAATACTATGTTAATAATCAGGGGCAAATTAAAAGTACTAAAGGGAACAAGGACAGACTACTTAAATATAAATGGCATAGTGCTGGTTACCCTATGGTTACTTTGACTCAACGAATAGGTCGTAAAAAACCTATTTATGTTTGTGTCCATAAGCTTGTAGCGTTCGCTTTCCTGGGCCAGCCTCCAACTCCGTATGGTGCTGCTAAAGGTTGCTCCATTATTGATCATATCGACGAAGATAAAACTAACTGTGCAGCCTCTAATCTTCGATACATTACTCGCCAAGACAACCGTGCTATAAATCAATTAAAATATAAGAAAGAGTATGTGAAATCTAATGGCTGATAGTCTTTACTTTAAAGCGGATCGCAGTATTACTAAACATACTGGTACTGAGCTTTCGTTAATTATTCCAAAGGGTGGTGGTCAAACTCATCGATTTCCCCAGTGGTGGGATCGTAAGAACATCATTCAGTACATTAAATGTGCAATCTTTAAGGTTGAACTATCTGATGGTAATACTGTCCGTCTTGTCGTTCCTATTGAGAAGGAAGGAGTATCTCTTGATATTCGACATGATGGCGAAGGTAACTTCAGCTTCCCTGCACATCAACGTATTGAACGTGTTGCAGTAGTGGATGCAGTTAATACAACCCTACTTCACGAATACCAGTTCCCCAGTATTTCAAGTGGACGTGTATTGAAGAGGATTGTTGCTGATCTGCCTTCAACTGCGAGTGCCTCTATTGGTACGGTTTCAATTGCTGGTGACACTACAGCAGATGAAACAGATGAGAAGACCTATACCGCCTCTACTTCAGGTGACGCTACTTCCTTGACTTACTCATGGTCTAAAGGTTCAGGTAACACTGGTTCCTTTAAAGGATCTAAGACTGGAGCTTCTGCAACCTTCACCTTCGGCAGTACTGCTACTACAAAACTGACCTGCACAGTTAATGCAACAGATAATGGTATTACTGATTCTCCCCAATCAAGCACCGTCTCTGTAACCGTGACGCCTACTCCTGCAGAGGAAGAAGAGGAGTGATCACTGAATCACTTTAGCTATATACCTTCTACTATCTTGAGTAAGGTCTGACGCAGACAATAATTCATTTCCTACGGTACAGCTAACGTTGTACGGAAGTCTTCGTGTATTCCGTGCATGGAATCCAATATAGAAATAGTCATCCTGAGGATTCACATACATCTTGTCGTATGGATGGGGCTGCCTCTCCTTTGTATATAAACTTACGTCAAACCAACTGTCATTGTATATATTGTTTGTTTTATTGTTTGTTAAATCGATGCTGACTAATGGATTAAATGGGAAATTTATGTCTCTGTTAGTGCCTGCTGGTTCAAAGTCATTTACAGTTGATGGATCACCACTTATATTCAAAGCTGCTGCTAAATAGAATGGATCCGAGTCTGAGCAAGTTGAACATATAATTAGCCCACCCCAACCAGGCTCTTCAAGTGAATTATCATCTCTACCAGTATCAACTATCTTTAGATTAATCTTTACGAAAGCATTCTCAGTCCCAAACAAACCTACGGAATCTATGTAGTTGACAGTAAAAGGCATTGATGTATACACCTCTTCTGGTGCACTGTCAAGCACACTCCCTTTGCTGTAATTTAGTTGCTTCTTTACAGAGTTATAAGCAGGGTTCGTGTTATCACTTGCCCCGAATACCTTATGATTATTAAGTATCTGCTCAGAGACATCCATTACTGTATTGCAATCCTTTCTACTATTGTAATCTACAGATACTCACTTATCTTTTCACTACCCTCCCTTAGTGAACGTAGTGCTTTATTCTCTAATGTTCTAACTCGATCTCTACTCATATTTAGAATTTGACCAATAGCTGTCATTGATAATGGCTCTAGGATCTCTTCACCTATGCCATAACGCATACTAATTACAGCGGCTTGCATTTCTGGAAGATCTGATATCATTTCTCTAATATCTTCTTTAACGCAAGATAGCTCAAGAAGTTTATCGGGAAGTTGATCTTCGTCTTCGAGCAGGTCAATTAATGCTGTATCTTTATTTTCCCCTATCTTGATTTCTAGAGATGTAGGCTGCCGTGCTTTGCACATTAAATCTTTGATTTCTTCAACTGTTAGTTCCAACTTTTCTGACAACTGAAACACATTTGGCATATAACCATGCACCTGTGAAAGCTCCCTTTGTGCTTTCTTTAGTCGATTTAAGTTCTCTGTTACGTGAATAGGTAACCTTATTGCACGGCTTTTTTCTGCGATGGCCCTAGTGATTCCTTGACGGATCCACCAATAGGCATAAGTACTGAACTTATAACCGCGGCCAGGATCAAACTTCTCAACTCCTCGTACCAAACCAATTGTTCCTTCTTGGACTATATCCAGAAGTTCCATATTCCTCTTTGTGTATTTCTTAGCGACTGATACAACTAAACGCAGATTAGCAGTCACCATCTTCTCTTTAGCCTTCATACCATCACGAATCTCACGCTTAAGCTGCTTATATGGAATGTCTTGTGAGTTTGCTAATTCTTCAGTATCTAGTCCAAACTCTTTCTTCTGTTCTTCAATTTCCATTAGTCGCTGAACTTTTCGACCAAGTAGAATTTCTTCATCATGCTCTAGTAAAGGCACTCGTCCGATATCTCGTAAATAAGCACGTACGGAATCACCTGATGCTACGGGTTTTGCCATATAATTCTTCTACCTTGCTTACTAATCATAGCAGTTAATAGTTATTTTGTCTATCTAGTCTGGTGCAATTCTTGCAAATCTCAGGCTTTCTTTTGGCTCTTCTCTATTACCTTCAAATACTTCTAGTGCCATTACTTGTGCAGCCTCTGTATCAAATCCTTTCGACTTGTAATTATCAATTACACGGAAGAAGTGTTCTATAGAATTGTCATACTCCTCGTCCTTATTGAGTATCTCTGTGCTCTTCTGGTCAGCAGCACTTTTTGGCACACCATCTGTATGCAGGTGCTTTGAAATAGTTTCAAGCACATCTGGATCTTGCTTAGCTACTTCACCAGCTTTCCGCACGATTGCACTTTTTACTACTACTTAAATTGTAGTGTATTTACACTTAAGTCTAAGCGCTAGCTAGGTCTGGTGATAGTCCTAAAGCCATTACACGTGAAGTTGCAATGTTCTTTTCAAATGCTTGTTTCTCTACACCATTCATAGCAGCAAGTGCCATAGTTGCTGAACCTTCACCGTTGGCATAGAGCATCTGAGCAATACGATCCTGTGCCATCTTTTGTGCATCATATGCAGCCTGAGACTGCTTTGCAGTGGCTGCTCTTACGCCTTGAACGGCGTTTACTTGTGCTTGATTAGATGCAGGAAGGATATTCTGCTGTATGTTCTGCTGTGTCAGACGTGCATTGTTAAAAGGCTGTGCATTAACAGATGGTTTAGATGCTGCACCACCATCAAATGCATTGGGACCCATTGGTGATGAAGTCCTTGACATTCCTTGCTGATTCAACGCAACTTCTGAGGTTCGCAGTCCCATTTCTGCAGGTCTAAATGGTGATGGTTGGGCCATGATTTAATTTGATCTAGTTATTACTATTGTAGGGGACTGATAATATCAATCCCCTTTCTTTTTTTATCAGGTGTCCTGGACGAGCATCTTGGTCTGTAGTGCGCCCTGGGGAGCTTGTGAAAGGAACTTCCACGCATTCTCAGGGTTGTTGTCCATCAGATGGGAGAAGCCGCCCCAGAAGTCGTTAGCAGGGTTGCTGCTGCGTCCTGGTGTAGGCATCTTCATCTCGGGACGTTGGAAGTTCGGGGGAACTTGTGAGTTCTGCTCTTGGCGTGCAATATCTTGCGCAAATTGAGCACGGGATCGATGCTGCTGAAGAGCCCGTACTTCTGCTTTCGTTGGGGTCGGATAAGGACCTTTTGGACCGTAGAAGTCGTTAACGTAATCAGCAAGAACATCAGGATTAGTCAACATGATGTTCATTGCAGTGCGCTCTTCACCAGCAGCTTTTAGAAGCTGGGTCTGAGACTGTCCACGCTGAACTTGCTCAACTAGAGCGTCTTCAACTGCACAGGCATACTGATTCAGAAGTGCTGGAGCTTCAGCGCCGAAGTGCTGGAGAACTTCAAGACTTTGATCGCTTACCTGACTTAGATACGCGTCCCTTACTTGCCCTTGAGCCTGACCCTGCATTGGGGCCTGCTGTGTATAAGCCGGGGTTGAAACT